TAGTGCCGGGCCGCGAGGGTTCGCGCCTTCGCGCGGGAGAGCGCCCACGTCGGAGCGATCGCGAGGATCGCACGCTCGATAGCGTTCAAATGCTGCTTGCTGGACTTGGCCATCACACGCCCTTTCGCGTGGCCGCGAGATGGTAGGGCTTCGCCCCGCCTTGCCGGGCGACGTCCGCCCTCATCTCGGCGAGCAGCTCACGCATCTGCGCGAGGCTCTGGTAAGTGACGTGCCGCTCCGGCGGCCCGCTGAATCGGACCGTCAGGATCCCGCTTGCAACCGCGGTCTTGAGCTGGTCGATGTCTGCCTGCGTCCACGTGGCCATGCCCTTACCTCCGGAACCAGGATCCTCGGCGACTCGTACCACCGTTCCTACCCTGGAGCCAAGTCCCCCGTTGTCGCCGTGACTTCTCGCGCGGTTCCGGCGCGGGTGCCGACGCTGCAGGGTTCGCCAGCCGGCTGACTGCCGCAACCAACTCCGTTGCGGACATTCCGTCGCGCGTGTCCTGCGGTGCCTGGGGCTGCGGCGGAGGCTTCCCCTTCGCAGCTGCCCGCTTCCGCGCTGCAGCTTGAGCCGCGCGCCGGTCGAGCCCGACGAGCATCGCCGCGGCCCGCGCGTAGACCCGGCAGTCGAGCCGGTGGTTCTCACGGCCGGGCAGGACTTCCCACTCCGAGTGGACGAAACCACGGCGGTTCACGCGCTTGACGAGGTGTTCCGCCGTGATTTCCTTGAAGTAGTCCTCGCCGTTGGCATTTTCCGAGAAGTGACAGTAGCCCGGCGGATAGGGGTCAGCTCCGGCAGCAATGGCCTCCTTGGTCGGGCGCGGGAGACGAAGCCAGCCGTAGAACTCGTGCTTCGCGATGCTGACGCCGACTGGCCACACCTTGTAACCACGAGCAACCCGCTGCCCGTTCACCTTGACGTCGACCGGGGTTGGCGCTCCGATCAGCGTCTTCGCTGTCGCGACGCCCTTAACCGCGATCACCCGGGGCATCGCGTGCTTGCGTCCCCAATTGTAAACGCTCTGCGTGTTGTCGCCCGAGTCGACCGCCATCGACCTTATCCGGACGGTCCCACCACTCTCAGTCGGCCACTCGCGCTCGAGCAGTTCGTCGAGGTCGAACCACACCTTGTCGCCCGCGGGGTCACCCGGGATGACGCCAGTGTCGATAGTCCAGCTCTGCTTGTCTTCTCCCCAACCAACGACCTCGTAAATGAGGCGGTCCCGCTGGACGTCGACACCGGCTGTGACGACGAGTACACCGTTCGGGACGACCGCTTGCGCGTACTCCTCGCGACGCTCGTAAAGCCGCTCCCACTCCGGCGCTTCGCCCTTCTCGTGCCACGTCTCGCCGAGCACCGTGTTAACGAAGGTCTGCAGCTCGGTCGACCCGGCGGCCGTCGCCTCGAGGAACTCCGCGGCGATCTGGCCCCACGTGGCGTTCGGGCTGTAGGAGTAAGCCGCCCAGATGTGGAACGACGCGTGCCGGTTAAACGACTTTGCCGCGCGCCACTCGCCGCGCTCCACCATCTGCCGCTTGTCCTTGTGCTCGATGACGCAGCCGTTCTTCTGGCAGGCAAAGAACGCCTCCGCAGGCTTGCCCTCTGGCCACTTCATCGAATGGCCACCGTCTCCGCGGAAGACGAGCGGCGCCATGTGCCCGCACTGCGGGCAGGGCACGAAGTATCGGCGCTGGTCGCCGAGTTCGAACATGGCTTCGATGCGCGAGGCACCTGCAACGAGCGGAGTGGAGCCCGCGCCGATCTTGCGGTCCCAGAAATACTCAGTCCGCCGGATACCGAGCTTGATCTGATCGCCTTCCTCGCCGGCCGTCGGTGGGTAGCCGTCCGTCTCGTCGAACAGCACGATCTTGCGGCTCACGCGGCGGAAGCCGCGACCCGAGTTCGCCCCGACCATCGAGAGCGAGCCACCAGGGAACTTCTTGTGCAGGAGCGTCTGCCCCGGCGCTTCCGGGTCCGGGATCACGACTCGGAGCGCCGGAACGTCGCGCACCATCGGCGTGATCTCCTCGCGACTGTAGCCCTCCGCGTCCTCGATGGTCGGCTGCACGACCATGAGGGAGCACGGGTCCTGCACCATCGAGTACGCCGCGAGGATGTTGACAATCTTGGTCCACCCGACGCGGGCGCTCTTCATCACCGACACACGCTCGACAGTCGGGTTGGTGAAGGAGTCGAGGATCTCGCGCTGGTACGGGATCGTCCGCCAGCGGCCGGGCTCCGCCGCCGACTCCGGCGAGAGGACGAACTCGCGGTCCGCCCACTCCGAGAGTGACAGCCGCGGCGGCGGACGCCACGCCTTCAGCGCGTCGCTGATTACCGCGTCGCAGTCGGCCGTGTACTGACTCACGCAGTCGGCGGACCGAGGCGGAGGAAGAACGGCAGCCGGTAGAAGAACCCCGGATAATTGAGCCGCAGCTTCCGCTCGTTAAGCAGCGCGAGGAACCGCAGCTGTTGCTCCGGCGAGAGGTGCTCGAAATAGAACTTGGTGTCACCGATCTCGCGCGTCACCCAATGTGGGCAATCGTCAGGGCCCGCACAAGTCGGCTTTCGGTCCGGGCTCTGACTGTAGCAGTCGCGGAATGACTGCTTGAACTGCTCCCCACCTTCGTTCCGGATGTAGACCTTGTAGCTCTTGTCAGTCGGCGTGAGCGACACGTCGCCCTTTTCCAGCCGAGCCATGAAGACGTCCGGGTTCAACGACCCACAGAACGTGCAGGAGTTGTCGCCGGGCCGGTACTTCGCAGTCGCGTGGTTACACATCTCGTCTCTCCCTGGTGTTGCGTGGACGTCCGAGGACGTGGTTACAGTTCGCCGCGGTGCAGTCACCGCAGCGCTGCGGGCGCAGGTCGCACGCGTAAGCTCGCGCGAAGAAGACGAGGCCGCCGGCTAGTGCCGGAATGCACGTCGTGGTGGGGTTGTCCGGCACGGGCCGGATGCCGCGGGTCGCGGCCTCCCGGATCCGGACGTTCCGCTCAATTCGGTCGGAGTGCTCCCTCACGTCGACGCCCTCGGCATCACGGAGATGTCGACGTACAGGTTGCCCCTGTACCCGAGGTGGACCGACCACGCGAGGCGGCCGTGCGGCTTCTGCGTCGGGACCGAGGCGGGCGCGGACTCCCACTCTGCGGGCTTGTCGCCTTCAGCGGGCTTCACGCAGCGCGACCCGTTGACGAGGTGCCCATCGACCGAGGCCATGAGGTGCAGGATGAGCCGCTCCGCGCTCACCGCCTCGTTGGTCCACGGGATCGCGACGACGTCGAGATCGCGCGCGAGCGACCCGTGCACGGCGAGCGCGTAACCAACCTCCCGCGCCGCCTCCTGGAGCGTCGGGATGAGAAGCGCATACGCGAGTGCATTGCTTACCGGCTTCATGGCATCTTCCTCCCGTCGCTGGGAATCGACGTCGGGGGCGGGCGCGGCGGCCGGTCTTCGCGCTCCACCAGCCGGAGCGTGAGATCTGTTGCGACGAACTCGCCGCGCGTCACGAGCCCCGAGACGCGGAGGTTCTGGAGCAGAACCTGCCCGTTCTCGATCTCGTCGGCGAGCTGCCGCAGCCGACCCGCCGCCGCGCTCTTGTCTGCGACCCGCAGCCCCGATGGCAGTAACCGCGCGAACTCACCCGCCGTCATTCGTCGTCCTCCCCTGCTGCCGCTGCCTCCGTGAAGTCGCCGACAGCCAGCTCCTCGAGTGCCTCCCGCACGAGTGCGTCCAGCGTGACCACGTCCTCGGGCGTCAGGTGCGGGAGCCGCTGGCGGGCGCGCGTCGGGACACCGAGGATCTTGGCCCGGCACGCCGTGATGACGTCGGCGAGCTTCCGCTTCACCTCTGCCGCCTCGATGAGTTCGCCCGCCTTCTTGCGGAACTCGAGCTGCACGAGCTTCGCGCGCCAGCGCTTCTCAATCGCCGACGCCTCCGACAGCGTCATCGCGTCGTTGACGGCGGGCGGCTCAGCGTCCCCCGTGACGGCCCGACGCTCACGCGGGGCCGACGGCACCGGCATCGGGCCGACGAGGTCGGAAGCGTCCTCCGGCGCTTCTCTCTTCTGCGCTTCGCGCGCCTCGAGCATCGCGCGGATCGCGGGCGGCGTCGTGTTGTGCTCGGTGCGCTGCTCCCACAGCTGGTCTGCATACTTGACGTCGGTGATCTTCACCCCCGACGCCGTGTGAACGAGCACCTCCTTCAGCTTGCCTTTCTTGACCGCGTTCCGGACGGCTGTGAGTGAACAGGCCCGGTGTCGGGCGTAGGCAGAGAGGGAGATGGGGGCTGGCGCGTTCACGGCGTCACGTAAAGAGCGTCGGGTGCGCACACCTTGGTGAACTCGTCCGCGAGTGAATCTCGCGCCTCTGCGCACC